GCTTGAGGATCTTAGCGACTTGGCCCATCTTATGCGGACCTGCTTGATTGGGCTTAGCATATCAATCTTCGGCGGCATCTAGCAATTATTAGCCGTGCTACTTATTAACAAAAATGACTAGATCGTCGCCGGCTGCACATGCACTATAAGGAACGCCGGCTTCCATAGCAATTAATTTGGCATAAAGCAAGGATCTGATTGTGTTAAACAATGTTGTATCGAGAGGGTGCCCGGATTTAACGGTGCCTGTTACTGTCCCTGTGCATTTCACCACACTCTTCCCCGCAGAGTCGCGTTGAGTGAGCCGTCACTTGTGGGAGTTCATGCATGCTATGTCAATGAGCTTGCTTTGGGGGATGTAGGTACTAAGAGGAAGCATTGGAAAGATAGTGGGGATTAGTTTCCGCAACAGTGAAAAATCAACGACCTCTTTTATTGATGCATGTTATGTTGAATCGAATGATGCACCATCTATGCTGAGCACATGGACATCTTACAAATCCCCAACTTTTAAGGCTTGGCGAGTAAGTGACTGAGAGACCTCTTATATGTTTTTACATATGAGAGCATCATCTAATTTGGACAGTTGCTTGATAGCTGGCCTGTTGATTTAGCCCAAAGTTGCTTTCAGTGTGGGATGTGGTGATCATATTAGACGAGGCCTTGTGTGTTCAAAATCATACTCGTGCGATTTGTTGAATATATCAAACGATGTCTTTACCATTCCGGTGGCCTAAAATTTACGTCAACCAGTGATGAAGTCTTTAGCCTTTTTGGGTGCTAAGTCAGCTACGCACGCCTCAATAGTCACGGGCACCTTGAAAGCCTATTCAATCCAACCACAATAGTAATCAACATGTTCCTGGATAACCTTTTTGTTCATACTTAAATAGTGGGGATGTGGTGTTGTGATAGCCGACATATGCCTCTTTTAAAGTGCAGCCATGGTATTTATAGGGCAATTCCGGTAATAAGTATATGGTTATACGGTTGGTATGAGCTATACCTCTTTGTTCTCTCTAATAGGCTTACATGTACAACTGGGTTCAGATCTGATGTTGACAGTCACATAGGGGCAATTGAAAAGCTAATCACGCTCAAAGGCTGCATGGACGGCTTCAGGTGATCCACCGGCGAGAAAAATTTTTGATATCTTGTTAGCCTTGGCAAAATTGAATCATGATGCTATCGTATTTCAGATACTTTCCGCTTGTTTATCAGCACTCGCCACCCAAGAAGCCAAATAGTCGGTGGGGTCATAGGCTTCCAAGCTAGTACGCGCTTTGTTAGCGACACCAAAGAGAGTATTCGAGGCGCTACGGATACAGTCCCGGAGTCAGATACCCAATGTGGATTGAGTACTAATTTGTTTCTTTTTGCAGAACAGATAATAAGGATTGGTACGGTAGCCGAAATCTTCAGCTTGCTTCTATCATAAAAAGTGATTGGCAACAGGCATATTTCAGTCTATGTAGTGCTTGCCGTACTTTGCAAGTTCAGGGAGTCGGTGCATTTTAACCCTGGTAGCCTACATCCCTTTTTCATCATCCAGATTGGTCTAAAGGCATTCGACCATCTTCTGGACGACATCCGCATCGTAATTCGCATTAATCCACTTCTAGTCTAAGGCCATGTCATCACTAGATTCAAATGTGCTTGTAAAAGGCATCAATATGCGGGCGCGTGAAGCGTCAAGTGGTTTAAAAGGTTTATGCACGAAGCCTTTAACACGCTAAATGACATACAAGCCATAGTTAGTAAATGCGGATGTGTAAAACATCTTGTGACATGTGAGGGTGTAGAATACAGGGTTTTTGTTCTGGTCGTAGGTGACATAGACTTAATTCCGATCCTTAGGGGACCAAAATAGGCATGTATGCTCATAAGTGGAGCCTTCAATGACAGTAAATTTCATGGTATGCTCAGTAACTGTGACGTATGCTTCACCTAGATAGGTGGGACAGCTGAAATTGCGATACATGCTCGAATGCGCAATAGCGCAAATGGTGCCTGCAGCCTGTAGGTAATCCCCAAGGACAGTGCCATAGTAGATCGAATCCACTATAAAAGGCAAGTACATCTATGTACTTGCAAGTGGGAGGGCGAGTTGGGTTGGTACTCTTTTATCTTCTCTTTCAAACCCATGTGCTTAATTATAATTAATGTCCTCCACAGTTAGATTAGGCCGAGTGAATAGCCATTGATCTCTAAGAGCCTTGTCTTACGCATATGCAGCGAATGGTTCAATAACGTGCTTGTTGCGTGCGTATGTATAGAAGCTATATACCAAGTACTCACGACAAGCCCTAAGACCTGCGTGCGCATTCAGTTTTGACCCCTATTAACTAGGCAGTAGCTCAAACTATTCAAGGTAAATAGGGGGCACAAGACCCTTAGTTCTAAACTGGATTGAATCACTCTTCTTCTTCTCCCTCTCCTTAAATGGTAGGGCAGAGTCCGATGCTTTGGCATCATCAAGGCATTTGGGCTCTTTTGGGACCCATTCTTTTAATTGTGGTTTGTTTTTGTGTGGGTCGTTGCGTTTGAATACGTCTTCACCTGCAAATCTGGTATCACGCTTGGGTTTATCTTACTTGGTTGCTGGTATTTTAATAGTTTTGCGCACCACATCGGCAGCCTGCTCCACTGTATCCTTAATTTTCTGGACCATACTTCTATCATCGTGAACATTGGCTCCGGCGCAATCCCACTCCCAGTTGTCTTATTAAATAACCTCAGCGATTTGTTTTTCATTTTCATTATATTTATCCTCCTTTTTGATAGACTCAGCCTCAACCTTGACATATTCATCCAATGGAATTGGAGGCATAACATCCCTATTCCACCGCTTAATTATTTATGTCTTCTCACATAGTAACATGACATGGTTTTCTTTAGGATCCCCCTTATCAATCAAGAGAAGAGTGGGGCCATCAGAAAACCGAGTACCTTCGGGTATGTTACACACAGAGAGAAAATCATCTTTCTATGTGAGAACACGCACAGTCTAGGAGTATTGGCGTGCATAAGCTTCTATTATAGTCGACGGTAAGAATCCACATTAATGGTCTATCAAAGCATCAAACCCTAACTCACGAACTAATGGGATGAGCAATTTATAAAACGCTATAGAGTACGCTTCAGTCGTCTCATCAGTTTCGTCCTGCCAAAGATGGGGCTACGCCCATTAACATAATGCTTTGGCTATGCAAAGGCCCCTACCGGTATTATCTACAGTGTAGGTCCTGCCGGGTTGCCACCCAGTGTAAGCCGATGCATCCAAGTGGTAGGCCTTAAGTTTCCTAGTAGGCGCACCATATTTGGTCACAAAGGCTTTGTGTATTTTTAGTCAAGCCTCGACGGGTCGATTCGTCGAGTGCTTGGCTGAGAGTTTTTAGTCTGATTTCTCAGACTATTTAGGGCGAGAGTTTTTGTTTTTGTA